GATCAGGCGGGAGTCCACCTGGGCAGCGACGTGCATCGTGAGGCGCTCGATCTCCGAGAGGATCGGCAGAGCAGCCCGGGACGGGGAGGTGGCAACAGCCTTCTCCACCGGGTGCGGACGCCAGATGCGGATGACGAGGGAGTCGATGGGCAGTTCGATGCCGTCCACGGTCCACTGCGTGTACTTCTGACCGTTCGGGCCAGTGCGCCCCTCACCGCGAATGCGCGTCGCCGCGATGATGTCCCAGTGGTCGCCGTCGTCCTGCTCGGTGCCGACGATGTACGCCTCACCGGCAACGGTGTAGTGCACACCGATCTGCTGGAGTGCGGTCGCCTTGCCCTGCTCGTCGAGGAACAGGGCGTCCAGGTACCGCGAAGCGGGGTCGTTCGGCGGCAGGCGACGGGGACCTTCGCCGTCGTCGCGGGTCGCGTACAACTTCGCCCGTGAGAGGAGGTTCCCCACCCAGTTCACGGCGTACGCGTACTCACCGATGGTGTTGTAGAAGTGCCACGCGGCGTCCTGCCAGCCGCTGCCACCAGCACGAGACATCCGGATGGGGTCGCCCACTCCGGTGAACCTCTTCGCGCTGGCGACCAGGGACTTCGGCACCACGGGATCGTCGGTGCGGGCCTTGCGTCGTCCTGCCATCAGTCACCTGCCTTGATCGTCACCCAGGCCACCACCATTGAGGCCGCCATCCAGCCGTTGAAGATCCACCACGCTTCGTGAAGATCAGTCAGGAGCGCAACCGCGAGGTTGGCCCCGGTGATCCACGGCGCAGCGCACCAGGGGCAGTCCACCAGGTCGTACCACGGCCCGTCGTCCGTGATCTCGGCCCACTTGGTCCTCACCCACACGGAGGGAGGCCACGTGTCCTGCGTCAGAAGTCTCGTGAGGCGTGCGCTGGCAAGGGCTCCTACCAGCACAGCCGCCAGGATGTAAAGGATCTCCGTCACGACCATGAGCGTACCGTCGCGCGAGTCAGTCGCCCCGGAGTGTCGATGCGGGCCACGCTGCGGTGGGCACCCTTGCGACGGTTCGTGTTGGGCACGATGAGGCCCGACGCCATGGTGATGGTCGCGGGACGGGAGTGGTCCATGAGTTCGTGGGTAGCGTGGACGAGGGCGTCCATCCGGTCAGGGGAGGACCCCTTGCCGGGAATCCACTCGGTCAACTGGGTCTCCAGGTCGGTCAGGTGCTGCACGTGGTGGACCTTGCGCTGCTCGTACAGCGCGAACACCGGCTCGGCGCGGATCAACTTGCCTCGCGTGGAGTTGACCTCCTTCACCCGGGGGTAGGACGCGATGTTGTTCAGCGTGGAGCGCACCATCTCGCCGCCGTAGTTCTTCTCCACGACGATGGCGTCAGCGTGCCAGTGGTCATACAGGTCGACGGCACGTCGTGCCCAGCGCTCCGGGGTGTGGTGACCGGAGGCGTCGGCCAGGACGTAGAACTGCCCGTCCTTCTTGCCGACGACGATGATGCCGGTCTCGTCGCTCTTGCGGCGGGAGGTACCGGCAGGGTCGATCCCGACGACGATGCGGTCCATCGTCTGTGCGAACTCCATGAGGTCGGCGGGGTCGATCTTCGCTTCCTCGATGAGGTCCCACGTCCACAGCGCGCCCTCGACGTCTGCGAGAACCTCACCGTGGAGTTCCTGGCGACCGAGTCGGGTGCCCTCGTAGCGCGTCAGGATGTTGTCGCGGAACGTGGGGTCCAGGTTGCTCAGGTTGGCGTACGTGGAGACTCGGACGACGCGGGACTTCGGGTCGGCCATCAGGGTCTTGAGCCACTTGATCGGCAGGGGGGTCGACGTAACCAGCGCCTTGGCACCCCCGGGCACGCCGTCGAGTCGCAGGCCGAGCAGGAGCATGTCCCACACGGCTTCGATCAGCGGCATGTGGGCGGGCTCGTCGAGCCACGCCAGACCGAACTGCGGACCACGCAGCGAGTCAGGCTCCTCACCGGAGAAGCCGAACACCTTGGCCCCGTTGTGGAAGGTGAACTCCTTCTTCGACGGCTCCCAGGTGTAGGAGATGCCTGCCCGCTCGCAGACGTAGATCAGTCCGGAGGGTCCCTCGACCATCGTGCCTCGCACGTCAGTTCCGCGACGTCCGACCATCGCCATGCGCGGGACCTGGTTGCTCATCTTCCTGATCCACTCAGCGCCCGTGCGCGTCTTGCCGGAACCACGCCCGGATACGGCGAGCCAGAACGCCCAGTCGATCCCCTCGGGGGGCCACTGGTCACCACGAGCGTGCGGGTAGTTCGCGCCCTCGTGCGGCTGCCCGTCGCACATTCGGCCACGGAGGCAGTACCAGATCCGGGGCGGTTCCTTGCGCTGTTCGAGCATCGAGAGGGCCTTCTGCTGTGCAGCGGCAGGCCACTTCTTGAACTCTTCTGGGTCAAACGGCAGTTCCGTCACGCTGCGCCATCCTCCGTCGCTTCCACGCCACGGCACACGCGGGGTGTGCGTAGCCACCAAAGAAGCGTAGGGCGGTCGCCCCCTGCGGGACCGGAGTCCGGCACAGGGGGCAACTCGCCCTGAAACGCATCTTCATGCGCCTATGGTCACACGAACTTGTCGATCTCCCACGAGCCATAGCCCTCGCCGTTGTCCCTCTGCGACACAACCATGCCGTCCACGTACTTGCTCACGTTCTGGTCGTAGACAACGGCAGGGAACATCCCGCACAGGTCCTCGAAGGGGATCTCCAGGTCCTTGGCGATGAACGCGGCCAGCGCCCTGCGCGCGTACGCGGACTTACTCATGCCCCTACGGTTCGCCGCCCGTGAGAAGTACGAGTCGAACAGTCCGAAGGCGTGGAAGACGACCTTCTTCTTCTCGTCCTTCGGTGCGTGCAGGATCGCCTTGCGCTTCCAGTTCGGGTCGTAGCCCAGGTCCTTAGGCACTCTCGACCCCCTTGAACTTCACGCCACCCCGGATGGCGTACGGAGCGCTGTACTCCATCATCGCCAGCATGAGCAGCCTGTGATTCTCGGCCTCCTTCTCGGTGATGTCGTACGAACCCTGTTCGGGCATGCAGTAGCCCCCGGCAGCGGTGATCTGGTCACTCGTCACGTGGCATCTCCTCGAAGTCGACGTCGATGATGTCGCCCTCCTCGATCGCACCGTGACGGGCGGCGGCGACCTGGATCACCCACTGCTCCAACTGCTGAGCCGAGGGGTTGTACGTGATGTCGACCTTCGTCGCTGCGGCGGCACCTTCCAGTTCCGTCTGCTGCTTGATCGCGGCCAGCGCCCGGGTCGCGTACGCCAGGTGGTCGGGGTCCTTCGGGTTGGTGGCACGCCGCATCAGCGAGTACAGGATGCGGTCGATCCGCTTGGACTGGAGGGCACGCACCCGCTCCACCTGGTTGGGGGAGCGGTACTCGGAGGCCAGCGCACGCTCAACGGCCTGCTGTGCCTCCTTCGCGTCCCTGAACTCCAGCGCCTCAGCGATGGCAGAGAACGGCGCACCGTCGATCCGCAGTTGCAGAGCGGCGGCTGCTCGGTTCCTGGGAAGTTCCAGGTCCTTGCCCATGGGTCACTCCCTCCGGTCAGATGACCACCCGCACTGCGGGCAGACGCACACGTGGTGAGAGCGCTGCTTCGCGAAGTCCTCGTCGTCGAAGTCGAGAGGCTCGTCGAGCAGGCGGCGGATCTCTTCGAGGTCGGTCTCCAGGTAGCCGGTACCGGCAAGGAGCATGTCCTTGTCCGCTTCGAGGATCTCCTGGAGTTCTTCGAGCAGGAGCGCGGGGTCGTCCTTGCCCATGCGGGTGGAGCGGTTGTCCACGAGTCGCATGCGTGCGGCCTGGACGTTGCTGGTCTGCACCCAGATGACGGGGATCTGCGTCGCCCCGAGGGAGAGCAGCGCCTCGTACCTGGTGTGCCCAGCGATGAGAACGCCGGTGTCCTTCTGCGCGATGACAGCGCCGTAGAACCCGTTGGTCTCGATGCTGTCCCGGACGATGTCGACGTCACCGTTGTTGGCGTTGTTCTCGTAGGGGCTGACCTGATCGATGGGGACGAGCAGGCCCCGGGACTGCTCGTGGAAGAAGACGGTGCTCACTCGTCCTCCTGGATCTGGATGCTGTCGACGACCAGACGGATGCCGGTGCTGTACTCCTCGCGCTCGATGCCTGCGTAGTTGCTGACGACGATCCGCTCGGGCTCCAGGATGCGGAGGGTGGACCAGTCGATGTGGTGGCCCATCTGGTCAGCCGTGCCGATCAGGTTCAGCAGGCCGGAGTGCATCTCCTCGACGAAGACCTCATCCGACAGGCCGACGTTGAGAACCTGGTGGATCTCCTGGTGCTTGATGTTGCTCACTTCTCGCTCCTCAGGATCGATCGCATCCAGTGCTTGTTCAGGACCTGACGCAGACCCTTGCCTGGACTGCCTCCGATCCGGGTCAACTTCTCGGCTTCCTCGCTGGTGACCTTGACGGTCACCGGCACGGTGCGCGAGTTCGGGTTGCTCGCTCTTGGCATGTGCCTCCTCCTTTCAGGTATACCGATACTAGATGAGTTCCTTCACGGCGATGTAGGCCCCGACGTAGTCGGTCGCGGAGTAGCGCTTGTAGGCCATGAGGTCCACGACGAGGGAGTCGTCCGCGAGGATGCCGGGCTCGGTCTTCGTCGGCTGGAGCGCGTCGAGCACAGCGCGGGACAACTTGTCGATGTCACCCACGGAGCGCTTGTGCGGGTAGAGCCTGTTCTTGTCCGACATCGGCTGGCGGAAGTAGAACTCGATGAAGACGGAGACGGGGACGTCGATGACCCCGATGCCCTTGATCGCGGCTTCGAGGTTGGCGGCGGTGCGCACTGCCTTCATCCAGGGCTTCGTCTTGGTCTGGTCGACCATGCGCCCGTTGCCGACGTGACGCATGGAGCCCTTGGGGACGGGTGTGCCTTCGGCGTTGATCACGAGGATGTTCGTGCCGGGGAGGCTGTCAAGTGTGCTCATCCCAGCATCGTAGCGGTGTACCTCTACCACTTGGGCGTACCGCAAACCATGC